ATCACATTGACTTAGGCGGAAGTATGGCTCCTAAAAAAAGCTTCAGAAAAGCCTACGTCGGTATCGTTATGGACATGGCATTAGCCCGTAGCAAAATCAGCAATCGGATGGTTGCTCAGCGCTTAGGTGTGGACGAGACGACGATCCGTCGCTGGCGTAAAGAGAATATCGAGTTTGAGCGTGCTTTCACTGAGGCTCGCGAAGCTCTCAGAGAGAAAATAAACCGCGTTGCCGGTAAGAGCCTGGACGTTCGTAAACGGAAGGTTGTCACCACATCGCCGGATGGTGTGAAAACCACGATTGAGGATGTGCTGCCCACGCACAACGATATTGCTGTTTTCTCAAAGGTGCTCGGTCTTGGTACCAGCGTCTATAGCGAGGAGGAACGCCAGCGTGATGTGCTTCGCGAGGTGATGAAACACAAGGTGGCCGGAAAATACTCCGCGCTGGAGGCGGCACAGCTGCTTGAGGCAGAGGGGGTAAAAGTTCCGGCAACCCTGCTAATGGAGCTGGGAGCACCGAAAATTTTCGAACCGTTCAACAATATGGACGAGGCAGCCAAAGCCGACGCGGCGAACCTGACCCCGCAAGAAGCAGCCGATATCTACAAAAAATACCTGGGCTGAAAATTGCAAAAACAGGCGTTTCGAACCGTAAAAACGCTATGCACTTTTTGACCCGTTTTATGCACGTTTTATTCATCCCGATTTGACCACTTTTCTGTTCAAAACAGAGGCTTCACGCTGTTTGCGTGATGGGTGCTGTTGCGCCAGTACGGGTAACGACCATTATGTTAAATCGGGGCGTTTTTGAGGAATTTTTCTGTGCCGATCCCGTTCCCCTTTGACTTCCGCAAACCGGACTATAACGCCGTGTTTGAGTGGAGAATGGAGAGGCTGGAGCGGATCAGGAAAGCGCCTGAAATGCTTCCGGCACTCCGTGAGTTTTACCGCACTAACCCGGCCCAGTTCATCATCGACTGGGGCATGACGACGGACCCGCGTAACCTCGATTATGGCCTGCCTGCCACCATCCCGTTTTTGCTGTTCCCCCGCCAGGAGGAATGGATTCACTGGATCATGGACAGGCGCGCCAGTCTTGAGCATGGACTGACAGAAAAAAGCCGCGAAATGGGGCTGAGTTGGACCTCTATCGGTCTGGCCTGTTCGCTTTGCCTGTTCAACAAAGAAATGGTGATCGGGTTCGGTTCCCGTAAAGAGGAATATGTCGATAGTACCGGCGACCCGAAAGCGCTGTTCTGGAAGGCACGGAAGTTTGTTGAGCTGCTGCCGGTTGAGTTTCGCGGTTCATGGAGTGACAAAAAACATGCCCCTTACATGCGCGTTGAGTTCCCGGAAACTGGCGCGGTCATTAAGGGAGAGGCTGGCGATAATATTGGCCGTGGTGACCGTACCACACTTTATTTCGTGGATGAGTCGGCATTCCTCAAACGGCCATTACTCATCGATGCTGCGCTCTCTCAGACGACCCGATGCCGTATAGACCTCTCATCCGTCAACGGCATGAATAACCCGTTTGCTCGTAAGCGCCACAGCGGAAATATCCCGGTGTTTACGTTCCACTGGCGCAGCGACCCGCGCAAGGATGATGAGTGGTACCGCAACGAATGTCTGAAAATTGATGATCCGATTATTGTCGCTCAGGAACTGGACCTGAACTACAGCGCATCCACAGAGGGGATTCTCATTCCTTCTGAATGGGTGCAGGCTGCCGTCGACGCGCATATCAAACTGGGTATTCAGCCCAGCGGCCAGCGCCTCGGCGCAATGGATATCGCAGACGAAGGGAAAGACAAAAACGGCTTTTCTTGCCGCTATGGCTTCCTTCTGCAGAACGTTCACGAATGGTCTGGCATTGGCAGCGACATTTACGCCTCTGTCGTTAAATCGTTTGGGTACTGTGACGATTACGGTCTGGATGAGTTCCGTTTCGATGAGGACGGTCTGGGCGCGGGGGCACGTGGCGATGCTCGCGTGATAAACGAGCTCAGGCAGGCTGAAGGCCGGGGAACAATCACAGCTACGCCTTTCCGTGGTAGCGGTAGCGTATTCGATCCGGAAGATGAAGCCGTTCCTGGTGATAACGGTAAAGCGGCGCGCCTGAATAAAGACTTCTTCGCGAACGCGAAAGCGCAGAGCTGGTGGCATCTCCGCAAGCTGTTTCGGAACACCTTCCGGGCGCTGAACGGGATGGACTACAACCCCGACGAAATCATTTCGATAAGCAGCGAGATAGAAAATATTGACCGCCTGCTGATGGAGCTTTCACAGCCTACGTGGTCGAAAAATGCCGTCGGTAAAATCCTCGTGGATAAACAGCCGGAAGGCACAAAATCGCCGAACCTCGCAGACGCCGTGATGATTAACTACGCGCCGATGGATTCCTCTCTTGATAATTGGGCCAAACTGGCCGGAGCGTGACATGTCCCGTAAGAAACGCCAGAACGGCGCACAAAAGCCCGTTGCGACAGCTGACGGGTACAACAATTTCACGGCCAAACTTGGCAGCGACACGAGAAACATCCAGACGGGCGGAATGTACATGCCCGGCTACATCAGCCGTAACAGGGTGATGCTGGAGTTTGCGTATCGTTCATCGTTCCTCGTTGGTGCCGGTGTGGACGCGATGGCCGATGATATGACCCGCAAGGGGATTAACATCAGCTCAAAGCTGAAACCCGGACAAAAGGGCAAGCTCGAAACCTTCTGGGATGAGCTGGCTATATGGGATGGGCTTAACGATAACCTCAAATGGTCACGATTGTATGGTGGCGCGGTGCTGGTGGTCCTGCTTGAAGGACAGGATATGTCCTCCCCACTGAAGCTGGATCGCATCAAAGAGGGGCAGTTTAAGGGCGTGATGAGCCTTGACCGCTGGATGGTTAACCCGAGTTATTACGATCTCGTTACCGATTACGGTCCCGATTTTGGGAAACCGAAATATTACAAGGTAATCACGAACCAGCAGGGGATTCCCCCCTGGAAGATCCACCACAGCCGCGTTATCCGTATGGAGGGCGATACGCTACCTTTCCAGCAGGCCCAGACGGAAAACGGCTGGGGGATGTCTGTTGTTGAGCGTATTTTCGAGCGTATCGAGGCGTTTGATACTGCGACGGTCGGCACCACACAGCTGATCCACAAAGCACATCTGCGGACCTACAGCATTGAAGACCTGCGCAAGATTCTTGCTGCCGGAGGCGACCTTGAAAAGGCGCTGATGAAGCACCTGGACATGATACGTCAGTTCCAGACCATCGAAGGCATGACCATCATGGATGGTAAGGATAAGTTCGAAACCCACAGCTATACGTTTGCGGGTATCGCTGATGTCCTTCTGCGCTTTGCTGAGCAGGTTTCCGGCGCGACGGGAATTCCTCTCGTCCGTCTGTTCGGGCAGTCCCCTGCAGGTTTCAACACTGGCGACGGCGATCTGGAAAACTACTACAGCCGGGTTAACTCGCTGCAGGAGAGACGCTTACGCCGCCATATCCGCTGGCTGCTCGATATCTCCTGGCGTTCTCTGTTCGGTGAACCACTACCTGACGATTTTACTTTCGAGTTTAACAAGCTCTGGGAGATGTCAGACGTGGACCGCGCAACGATGGCGAACAATGTGGTTACTGCACTCGGTACCGCCGTTCGTGACCTCGGAATGCCTCCGGCAGCCGCGCTTAACGACCTCAGGAACATTTCTGATGTGATTGGGATCGGTGGTTCTATCACTGACGAGGACATAGAAGATGCGAAGGCCCAGTGGGAGGAGGATGAACCTGAAACCATCCCTCCGCCGCCGTTCGGAGATCCAGTATCGAAAAAGCCTGTTGGCGATAGCAAACCAGATAGGGCAGATCGTCGATGGTACCTACGATGGTTCACAGGCCAGCGCTGACAGCATTTCGAAAACGCTGGTGGACTATTCCGAGGTAATCAACGACTGGGCAGAGCAGGTCGGGCGAAGGATGTTTGCCCAGGTCGAGCTGGAGGAATGGAATCAGTGGAAATCGGTATCTGAAGAAATCGGCGCTGGCCTGCGCGATGTGGTGGGTAATACCCCCGTCGGGCAGGTGGCGCAGGATATCGTATACCGCCAGATTCAGCTGATGAAGTCCCTACCGCTGGAAGCAGCCGATCGCGTGATGGACATACAACAGCGCGCAATGCAGGCGGTTATCACTGGTGAACGTCCGGATGAGCTCTACGAGATGATCATGGCCTCCGGTGACGTGGCCGCCAGCAGGGCGCAGCTGATTGCCCGTACAGAGATTGGACGAGCTACCGGCGCACTGACGCAGGCCAGAGCCCTTTCGGTTGGCTCAGAGGGCTACTGGTGGCGTATTGAGGGGGCCGGAACACGCGATTCTCACCGCAAGATGAAAGATAAATTTGTGCGCTGGGATAACCCGCCAACGCTGGACGGTATGACCGGACACGCCGGATGTTTGCCGAACTGCAAATGCTGGCCTGAAGTACAGATTCCCGCACCGAGAAAATGAAAAATACGGCTTTGAGCAATCATTTCATGCGAACTGTAATACCCGCGAAATGTTATGAAAATGTTGTATTCGAAAAGACCGATTTTCAGCCCAGTTAATCGCTACTTTTACGGCTTTAAGGGGACATTTTAATCGAGTCCATTTTCGTCGGTGCGGGTAAGAACCCTTATGTTAAATAGCCCATTATTTCGAACATTTTTCCCATCTCACAAGGTCGCCACTGAGCGGCCTTTTTGTTGCCCGTAATCGAGCAGGTAACCCATGAAATATTTCTTCACTACACGCCTGGGCGAAACGCGCTATCTGCAGGCGGACGGCTCGCTGCTATGTAAAGACGTGCCGATCGCACGCACAGGGACGCAGGTCTATTTGCCTGAGGAAATCGACCTCGAACCGGACGGCACCGGCACGGTGACGGTCTGGCGAACAGAAGACGAGGTGTTTTCCCCGGAGACGATGGCGAGCTTTGAGGGCGTAGCCGTCACGCTGGGGCATCCAGAGGACAGTCTGGGCAACATCGTTTTCGTGAACCCTTCTAACTTCGCAGAGCTGGCGCATGGACACATTCAGAACGTCCGGCGCGGCACCGGCGATAAATCGGATCTGCTCATTGCTGATGTGCTGATTAAACGCCAGGAAGCAATCGACGCGGTGAATTCGGGCCTGACCGATGTCAGCTGTGGCTATGACGCGCAGTACAAGCAGCTGGCACCCGGCAAGGGCAAGCAATACCAAATCACAGGTAACCACCTCGCTGTCGGCATCGACCGGGGGCGTGCTGGTGGCCGCTGTGCAATCGGGGATTCCATCCCATCAACAACAAAGGAGAAGCCTGTAATGTCATGGCTTAAAAAACTGGCTCAGGCCATTAAGACGAAAGATGAGGATGCGCTGGCAAAACTCATCGACGAAGCGCCGGATATGCCGTCTGATGGCATGCCTTCAATCCCCGGTTCCTCTATCACCATCAACATTCCTTCACAGGCCACCGCCTTGCCTGAAGGCAATCGCACCACCACCACGGACGAAGACGATCCGAACAAAGACAAAACCGGCACGGGCGATGAAGAAATTCCGGCCTGGGCGAAAGCGTTGCTGGTTCGTCTGGAAAAGCTGGAGGGTAAAACCACCGACGGCGATCCGGACCCGGGCAACATGACCACCGACGAAGACGAAGAAGAAAACCGCAAAGTAACGGGTGACGCAGCCTTTAAGCGCAACCTGATTGCCGATGCGGAAATTATCTGCCCTGGCTTCCAGCCTGCAGGTGATAAAAGCCTGAAACGTCAGGTGCTGAATCACGCAATGCGCACCGGTGACAGCCTGAAATCGTTCGGCGTGGATGATTTCTACAAAGCGCCAAAGGCTACGGTTGACGCGGTGTTTACTGCCGCTGTGGCGTTGCATAAGGCAAAAAACCAGTTGATCCCGCTGAACAACTTTTCACGCACCACAGACAGCGCAATCAGCACTAAGCACCTTTCCCCGGCAGAACTGAACAAGGTCAACGCCGAATTCTGGGCAAAAAACAAATAAGGTAAATCATCATGGCAGGTACTGCATATTTAACGCGCATGCCCCTGGGCATTGCCGGGGGCGTTACCCGTCCTCGTGATCTCACCATCGAGCCGGTAAACCTGGACCATTCAAAGCTGTTCGCGTCCTACGGTCTGGCGGGTAAATACGTGAACGATAAATTCGTTCCGCTGGAGTCTGGCGACACCATCAGCAAAGTGAAAGGGATTCTGGTTCGTCCGTTCCCGATTACCTCCGCTCTTGATCTGGCTTACATCGGTGTGACCGCCAATCAGGTCGGCGACAACCTTAAACGCGGTTATATCTGCGTGATGGCGACTGCCGGCAACGCGACGACCGCCAAGAAAGGCGATCCGGTTTACGTTCGCGTGGCTGGTGGCACCACCCAAAGCCCGATTGGCTCCTTTGTGCTGTCTCCGGACTCCACCGCATCAAATACACCTCAGCTGCCAAATGCAGAGGTCATGGGGCCGGGTGAAGCCGACGGCCGTATTGAAATCGCGTATAACATCTGAGGGAATAATTAATGTTTACATTTGACAGAGCGACCATCGACTCCACCGGCGCGTTTCTCATCGGCGAACTGGAGCGTATGGATCAGTCGCTGAACATGCCTCTGGTTTCTTACAAATGGTCACGCGACATGCCGCTGCGCAGCGACGTTTCTATCGCTGATGAAGTGTCATCCTTCACGAATACCAATTTCGTCGGTGTTGGCGGTCCGAACCCTAACGGTAAAAACTGGATCGGTAAAAAGGCAACCGCCATACCTGGTATCGAACTTGACATTCAGCCTACCCGTAACAACCTCACCCTGTGGGGACAGGAAATCAGTTGGACGGTACCGGAACTGATTTCTGCCCAGAAGCTGGGCCGCCCCGTTGATGTCCAGAAATACGAAGGCATGAAGCTGAAATGGAACATGGACACCGACGAACAGGTTTATATCGGTGATAGCGAGCTCGGCGTTGCTGGCCTGCTGAACCTGCCGGATGTTACTCCTGTTGCTGCAGCTGCAGCGTGGACCGCAACCACCGATCCGGATGTGATTGTTCAGGATATCAACCTGGTGCTGTCTGATGGCTGGGTTCGTTCTGGTTATGCGGTCTGCCCGGCAAAAATCGGCCTGGCTCCGGAGCTGTTCGGCCTGCTGGCGAGCAAAAAGGTTTCCTCTGCAGGGAATATCTCCGTGCTGGAATACGTGAAGATTAACACCATCGCGTTTCAGGAAAACGGCACACCACTGGAGATCGTCTCCATGAAGTGGGCCTCCAAGCGTGGCGCTGGTGGCGCGCATCGTATCGTTGCTTACACCCAGGACGAAAAATACGTTCGCTTCCCAATGGTTCCTCTGCTGAACACGCCGCTGGAGTATCGCGGCCTGCAGCAGTTGACCACTTACTACGGCAAGCTGGGCCAGGTGGAAACCCCGTATTCCAATACGATCTCTTACCTGGACGTTCCGGCGTCTTAACCTGAAACAGGCGGGGAAACCCGCCATTTTTATGGAGCAAAAACATGAAATACGTTGTTTCCGGTGGCGCGACTCTCAGCTTTGCCGACGGTTCTAAATTTGAGCTGTCTCAGGGCATCCACGACAGTTCCTCTTTCCCGAAAGAAGTTAAGGACCACTGGGCCTTTAAAGCCTATGCGCGCCCGATTGACGAAGCCGACCTGGCGAACGAGCAGAGCAATGAAGACCTTTCCGCGAGCCTTGTTCTCCTGGCAGAAGAAAATAACACCCTGAAAGCGCAGCTGGCTGAGCATGAAAAAACCATCACCGCGCTGGGGAATGAAAACACAGACCTGAAAGCGCAGCTGGCAGCCGCTCAGGCACCAGCAGGCGGTAAACCTGCCGACAGTACGGACAAAACCGATAACACCGGCGGGGACGCGAAAAATGCCAAAAAACAGCAGGCTTCCGACTAACGAGCAGTTCCGCACCGACTTTCCCGAGTTTGCCGATAAAACCCGCTACCCTGACCCCTCAGTGAATTTCTATCTGGGGCAGGCCGATTCGCTTCTGAATCAGGACGTACAGGGCGATCAGTTCGTCTACTTGGCCGAACTATTCACGGCTCACTATACGGAGTTGCGCGGCCGCACGCTGGCCGCCGCTGCCGCTGGTGGTGTGAACAGCAACGGCGCGGCAGGTGTCGTGTCCTCTAAGTCAGTGGATAAGGTTTCAGTGAGCTATGACGTGTCCGGGGTAATCAATCCGGATGCCGGTTTCTGGAACAGCACCGCCTACGGGCGCGAGTTCTACTGGTGGTGGTCGATGTTCGGCGCTGGTGGCAGGCAGCTGCTATGAAAAGCGGGTTAACGGTTCGTGCTGATAACGCCGTGGCTGTTCTGGAATCCCTCCGCCAGCTATCCGGAATGGATGTGCTGGTGGGAATACCTGAGGACAAGGCAGGGCGTGAGGATGGCTCTCCGATTAATAACGCGGAACTGGGCTACCTCCACTCGACCGGCGCAACGGTGGAAATCGACGGTACAACGGTCACGCTCCCCCCGCGTCCTTTTCTGGATATGGGGATCGAGGATTCAAAACCCAGAACCACCGCACACCTCAAGGCAGCGGCAACCGCCGCGCTGGAGGGGCAGACTGAAGCTGCAATGCGTGAGCTGGAAAGCGCCGGACAGATTGCCCGTGACGCTGCAAAAGCCGTTATCGGTGCTGGCGACCGGCTGCACCCGCTTTCTGAGAAAACCCTCGAACGCAGAAGGGCCGAAGGCATTCCCGGCGACAAGCCACTGTATGCCCACGGATACATGCTGCGCTCAATTAACTACGTCGTGAGGAAAAAATAATGCCTCTTCTCGATGTGAGCGATGTTCTTCTCGATCCCGACTTCATGGACACCAGCCTGGTGTGTCACCGTCAGGTTCAGACGGCGGATGAGGACAATTTCACGAAAAACACCGCTCAGGATATCCCGTTCTCTGGCGTGGTGACGGTTGACCGCTCTCTGGAAGCCAGGCGAATGGAGGCAGGCCAGAACATCAGCGGCGCGATCCTCATCGTGACACAGTTCAGATTAACCCAGGGCCAGCCCGGTTCAGACAGCTCCCCGCGTCTGGATGCCGATATCGTCACCTACAGCGGCCGCGACTACCGCGTGACGTTCGTTGACCCGTACACCCGTTACGGTGCCGGATTCGTCCAGGCACATTGTGAGCTGGTGGACTTTAACGGAGGGACGCCAGTTGAGTAATGACAGCACCGCACGCGGTTATCTGACGCCTGTTGGGGATAGCCCCCAGTACGACGAGGCGCTGGAGCGTGAAATCAGCCGGTGGATTCGCGGTGTTTCCGGCTTGCCGGCCGCGCTTGTTTTCCCCCGATGGACTGACCCGCAGCCGCAGATCCCCAACAACGGGGTAACGTGGTGCGGCTTCGGTATCACTACCGTTCCCCAGCCGTTAAGCCAGTCCGATGTTCAGGTTTCGGAAGAACAGTCCGAGCAATGGACATGGGAACAGGTCACGGTGATTTGCTGCTTTTACGGTCCTCTGGGGGCCAACACTGCATCAACTTTCCGCGCGGGGATATTCGTCGAGCAGAACAACGCCGAGCTGAACCGCTCGGGGCTTTCGCTGGTGGATGCCGGGACAATCTACAACCTGCCAGAACTCATTAATAACCAGTGGGTGAGGCGATACGATCTCACCATTACCCTTTCCCGCAAAAACATTCGTACCTACAACGTCCGGACGCTGCAAGATGCGCCCGTCTCATTTTTCGGAGACTAAATTATGCCGCAGGGATTACCTGTATCTAACGTCGTTAATGTCGACGTGATCATTGGGCCGCGTGCGGCTACTGGTCGAAACTTTGGTTCGCTGCTCATTCTCGGGAGCTCAACGGTTATCCCGGTTTCTGAGCGCATTCGCCTCTACTCATCCCCGGAAGATATCGGCACAGATTTCGGTGTGGATAGTCCGGAATATGAAGCCGCTACGGTGTATTTCTCGCAATCACCGAAACCTCAGCAGGTGTATGTCGGTCGCTGGGCTAAAACGCTGGTATCGGCTGAAAGCGGTTCGACGGAAACGCTGCTGCAGGCAGTGAACGCCGTGTTGAATTACACGAACTGGTATGGCCTGGCTGTGGCGGACGATGAAGGCATCGACGATGCTGACTGGCTGAGCGTGGCCGCCGCGATCGAGGCTTCCAGTCTCAGTCGCATTCTTGCGATTACCACTGGCGATCCGGAAACGATTAACACGACCTCGACAACCGATCTGGCCTCTAAGCTGAAAGCGGCAAAATACGCGCGTACGTTCGTGCAGTATTCTACCAGCAGCAAATACGCCGCGCTGTCAGCGTTTGGCCGTGCGTTCACGGTGAATTTCAACGGCAGCAATACCACCATTACCCTGAAATTCAAGCAGGAGCCGGGTATCACGTACGAAACCCTGACCACCAATCAGGCGGCGGCGCTGGATGCCAAAAACTGCAACGTGTTTGTGTACTACCAGAACGATACAGCAATCCTGCAGCAGGGCGTCATGTCCAGCGGTGATTTCTTCGACGAACGCCACGGGCTCGACTGGCTGCAGAACTACGTACAGACCAACCTGTATAACCTGCTCTACACCAGCGCAACCAAAGCCCCACAGACTGATGCAGGTGTTACGCGCCTCCTTTCCAATGTCGAACAATCGATGGATCAGTCTGTCACGAACGGGCTGGTGGCTGCTGGCGTATGGAATGGTGGACCGATTGGGCAGCTTGATTCCGGCGACACGCTGACCAAAGGCTATTACGTTTACGCGCAGCCGATTTCTGAGCAGGCGCAGGCAGACCGTGAAGCACGTAAGGCACCGGTGATTCAGGTGGCCTGTAAGCTGGCGGGTGCGGTGCATTTCGCTGATGTGCAGATCAACGTCGTTCGATAAGGGGAAAATGAATGGCTACTTATTCTTTTATGGACGTCACGGCGTCCCTTTCTGGCCCGACCGGAGAGATTGATCTGGGCTATGGCTCTGCCAGTTCAGAAGAAGGGATCACCGTCGCAATGGCTGGACCGAAAAACACCATGACGATTGGTGCTGATGGCGAAGTGATGCACAGCCTGCATGCTGACAAGAGCGGAACGATTACTGTCAACCTGCTGAAAACTTCTCCGACGAACAAAAAGCTGTCGCTGGCGTACAACGCCCAGAGTCTGTCCTCCGGCACATGGGGTAACAACGTTATTGTGATCCGAAATAAAGTGAGCGGGGACATTATCACGGCGCGCAGCGTGGCATTCCAGAAACAGCCGGATAACGCCAACGCAAAAGCAGGCAACACAATGCCGTGGGTATTTGACGGCGGCAAAATCGACCAGGTTCTTGGGGAGTTTTAACGAATGGAATGTTCAATCAAAGGCCACGATTACCGCGTGGCAAAGCTCAGCGTTTTTGACCAGCTGAAAGTCACGCGCAAACTCCTGCCGGTTCTGGCAGGCATGATGTCAGATTTCGGGAGCATTCGCTCCCTTCTGCCTGCAGATGGCAAAATCGACACCGTGAAATTCGATCAGCTGAAACCGGTGTTTGAAACCCTGCTCCCGCGTATCGCTGAGGAACTGTCTTCCCTGACCGAAGAAGACACCAACGCGATTATTCATCCGTGCCTGGCCGTGGTGTCACGTAAGCACATGGACGGGTGGACGCCGGTATTTAACAGCGGTCAGCTGATGTTTGATGATATCGACCTGCTAACCATGCTGCAGCTGGTGGCGCGGGTGGTCGCCGATTCGCTGGGAAATTTTTTGCCCGTGAGCCCTACCAGCGCGACGGCGGACCAGCCTCAGGGCTAACCCTCAACAGCCTGCCTGACGGGCTGTCTTATCTCCTTGACCCGGTTGACGCCGGGTTAATCCCTTATTACGCGCTGAAGGATGGATCTGTCGATCTGTGCGATATCGCGCTGATGAATGACCACCTGGCCGTTAAGGCTGACAACCAGCGCCGTATAGAGAAATGGAGAGAGGATAATGAACGCTGAGACTATTAAAGATTTTCTCGTCTCGCTCGGCTTCGATATCGACGAAGCAGGCGCGGAAAAGTTCGATTCAGTCCTCGCAGGTACGACCGCAAACGCCATCAAAATGGGGCTGGCCGTCGAAGGTGCCGCGCTTACTGTGGTGGCCTTTACGGCTAAGATCGCCTCCGGTCTGGATAATCTCTACTGGGCGTCACAGCGCACCGGCGCGACGGTTCAGGGGATTCAGTCTATTGGCTATGCGGTTTCGCAGGTGGGCGGCAGCGTGGACGCGGCGCGCTCCTCTCTGGAAAGCCTCTCCCGGTTTGTTCGAAACAATCCCGGTGCGGAAGGCTTCCTGAACCGCCTGGGCGTACAGACCCGTGACGCCAGCGGTAACATGCGCGACATGGCCGCTATCTTTACGGGTGTCGGCCAGAAGCTCAGCAGCATGCCGTACTACCGGGCTAACCAGTATGCGCAGATGCTGGGCATTGACGAAAATACCCTCATGGCGATGCGCCGTGGCGTGGATGGTTTCTCCGGGCAGTACAGCGCAATGGCGAAGGCTATCGGCTTCAATGCTGACGAGGCGGCCAGAAGCTCCAACAAATTCATGACCTCCCTGCGCGAGTTCGGCGCGATGGCAGGCATGGCCCGTGACAAAATCGGCTCTAATCTTGCTGGTGGCCTGGCGGGTTCGCTGGACACGCTGCGCCGTCATATCCTGGATAACTTCCCGCGTATCGAGCAGACCCTGACGAAAGCCATAAAAGGCATTCTGGCGCTCGGGGACATTATCGGGCGGCTGTTCTTCCGGCTCATCGAGGGGACGTCAGACCTTATCACCTGGTGGAAATCACTCGACAAGCAAACGCGGGAACTGATCTCGCTGTTTGGCGCGCTGACGATTGCGCTACGCATTCTGAACAGCACGTTCTGGATGTCACCGATTGGCCTGATTACCGCGCTGGCGGCGGGTATTGCCCTCCTGTGGGAGGATTACAAGACCTGGAAGGAAGGCGGTCAGAGCCTGATTGACTGGGGTAAATGGAAACCGGAAGTCGACGCCGCGCTGAAGATGACGCGCGACCTGCAGAATACAGTCAGTGACCTGGCGAAAGCGCTGGCGAAACTGCTCAACATTGACCCGAAATCATGGTCCCTTAAATGGGATTTTAGCAACTTCATTTCTCAGATGGGCGAGTTCAGCAAAATGCTGAACATGATTGCAGATCTGCTGAATGCCATCAAAGACGGACGTTGGTCCGAAGCGGCCAGCATTGGTAAGCAGCTCCTTAATCAGGGGAGCGGAAACCCGAGTGCGATGCCGATGGTGACCGACAGCGCGAACAGTACAGCCGAATGGATGAAAAACACGCTTGGGTTTGATCCTCGCAGTGTGGGCCGTACCGTGCGCGGCTGGTTTGGCGATGATGAACCTAATCAGCTCGGCCAGTCAGTTAAGCGGCCACAGCCAACCAAAGCGGGTTCTGAGTTGCTGGGCTGGATGCAGCCGATGCTTACCAATCTGGAACAACTGTACCGGCTTCCGGAGGGATTGCTTAAAAGCGTCGCTATTACGGAATCAGGAGGCAATCAGTTTGCTGTGTCCGGCGCTGGCGCTAAAGGCCTGTTTCAGTTTATGGACGGCACGGCGCGAGATATGGGGCTGCGCGGGAACGATGTTTTCGACCCTGAGAAGGCTGCGCAGGCAGCCGCAAAATATCTTTCCCAATTGCTGCAGGCGAACGGCGGCGATCTGAGCAAGGCGCTTGCGTCTTACAACTGGGGGATCGGTAACGTGCAGAAGCACGGTATGGCCCTCATGCCGCAGGAAACCCGCAACTATATCCCGAAAGTGATGAGCAACATGCCCGGGCAAGGTGCGCAGTTACAGCAGCAAAACACCTATCACATATACGGTGGTGGTGATCCGCGTTCTGTCGGCACAGAAGTTGAGCGCCGACAGCAATCTGCAAATGCTCAGGTTATGCGCGGCAATCAAACTAAGGTGGGCTAATGGATATCCTCTCAACGCTCTTTCAACAGCAGAGCCGGAAAATAGGGATGATTGTCCCCAGCGTGGTTGTTTCTGAGAAGCATACCGACACGCTCGAGATAACAGAGCACCCTGTCGAGGTCGGGGCCGCCATCGCTGACCATGCCTACAAAAAACCGTCTGAAGTGGTGATGGAGGTCGGTTTCGCTGGTGGTGGATCGTTGCTGGATTTTGCCAGTAACCTGACGGCCACCAGTCTGCTCGGTCTGAGCCCCCAGCAGACGTATCAGGAGCTACTCGACCTGCAGGCGAGCCGTATTCCTTTCGATGTGGTAACCGGCAAACGCCTGTACAGCAACATGCTGATCCGCGCGATGGAAGTGACGACAGACAAAACAACCGAAAACGTCCTGTCTGCCGTCCTCACCCTGAGGGAGGTTCTTATCTCGCAGACGCAGCAGATCACCGTCGCGGATAAAACCAACATGAAGGACGGGGCCAGCACCTCGTCGGTACTGAATACCGGCAACAAAACCACAAAGCCGCCAAATACCTCGCTGCTGAAAAGCATCACGGGTAACGCGGCGTCATTACTGGGGCTCGGCTAATGGCAATTCAGGAAATCCCGCTGACAGCGGATAACCAGCAATTCAGCATCATCCTTGCAGGGACCACCTGGCGGATTAGCATCACCTGGCGCGATCTGTACTGGATTATGGACCTGCAGAACGACAGAGGGGAGCCGGTAATATCCGGTATTCCTCTCGTCACGGGCGCGGACCTGCTGGCGCAGTACGCCTATATGGGACTCGGCTTTAAGCTGGTGGTGGTCTGTGACGACAGCACACAGGATTATCCGACGAAAACCGACCTGGGCGGCCGCAGTCATTTACTGGTATCAACGGAGTAAGCATGTCACAGAACTGGATGAGACATTTCGAGCTGCAGCTCGTGGACGAGAACGGGCAGGGTATTGAGCTCAGCGATTTTAAAGTGACCTTTACGATCGACTGGTTCAACATCAGCAGCGCGTCCCGGGTGGGGACGTTCAAGATTTACAACCTGTCAGCCGATACGGTGAACCGCATCACCGGGCAGGAGTTTTCTAAGGTGCGGCTGATTGCTGGTTATGACGGCATCGCGCCGGATGTATCGGCAAGCGACGTCGGGACCGTGCGAGAAGTCGACGCGGCGGACGTGGGCCAGAGCGACGGCCGCAACTACGGACTGATTTTCAGCGGTGAAATTCGATACTCGGTCACGGGAAAAGACAGCCCCATTGATTCCTACGTTCTGATTCAGGCGGCAGATACGGATCTGGCTTTTGCCACCAGCATAACCTCGCAGACGCTGGCAGCCGGTTACACGGTCGCAGACGTGAACCGCGCGCTGATGAAAGACTTCGAGGCCAAAGGCGCGACTGAGGGTCTGACGTCTGAAATGCCCGTTACCGTATTCCCCCGGGGCCGGGTGCTGTTTGGCATGACACGGCATCTTATGGATAACGTGGCCGGACAATGCGGCGCAACATGGCAATTCGTGGACGGTCAGCGCCAGATGGTGGCGAATAATGAGTATGTTCACGACGCGATTGTGCTCAACAGCGCCACCGGGTTGATCGGCATGCCGCAGCAGACCATCGGCAACGGCGTAAACGTCCGCGCGCTGATTAACCCCAACATCCGGGTTAACGGGCTCATTCAACTGGATCAGGCTTCGGTATTCCGCACCGCGCTGTCGAACAACGATATCGCGATGGCTGGTGGTCGCATCACCGACCAGAATACTGACGGCAATATCACGCTCAGCGGCACCACGGCGCAGCCTGCCAGCATCGCAACGGATGGCGTTTATATTGTGCGCGGGATTATGTACACTGGCGACACAAGGGGCCAGGCGTGGTACATGGATATGATGTGCGAAGCGCGTGGCGCGCAGGATATGCCATCGAGCACCGCATTGCAGAGGGGTTTATAGAAATGAAACGATGGATTTTTTCATTACTGGTGTTAGCGTCTGTTGGCGCAAGTGCAAACACCATAACGATGCAATGTGGTAACTTTCGTATGGACGCGATCCCTGACTCATTGTTTAAAATCAATGGCGAAACCGTAACATCCCAAAAAGTTAAGATGCTGGGCAAAGACGGTACAGGCATGCAAATCAAAATGGGACTGATGCCTGCTAAAGATGGCAACAACTATGGGTTTGAGTATATCCATCGCCCAGGTACCGAAACGCGTTTCCTGAACGTCCAACTGCTACAGAACAGCATGGACGCGCCGAAAATCATCGGCTCTTTCCCGTGTAAAAAGGTTGATGGTTAACCAAAAGTTACATTTCTGCATAGTGTTGAGTTTGTTCACATTCACTAAATAATGATTTTTTATCGCTTGCTAGGTGGTTGCATGATCACTAAACTTTGCGAACTTTTAGCGCTCAGCTAACTTTGAATAAGTGGTGTATAGTCGTTTAAAACGACAGAGGGATTGGGTATGGCGATTAGCTACGCATTTGCGCTGGCAACAATTACACAACAAATGAATCAGGTTCAGGAAGCTGTAAATGGTGCTTTCAAGCCCCTGATTTCTAATGCTTGTGAACTGCCACAACGATTAGATGCTGAAGAAGCATTTCGTCGTTGTACCGCGATTGCTGCACGCGCTCAAGAAATCGAAAATACCGCGAAGGAAGGCATGTCTCATCTCGAAGCTTTTCGAAATGGGAGAATCATTGTTGATGAGCTTCCGGAAGGGTTTTTATCCCATCTCGAAGGCCTTGCTAAGGCATGCCGAAATGCTAAAGGTCATTTAGTGGATATGTTCTCTGAAGCGGAAAGATCCCCTATGTGGCAAGGCCATCTGCAAATGTTGCGCCCATTAAAACGCAAATATGTTCGTGCGTTGACAGCCGTCGAGAACACTGCAACTCAGCTGGCCGCTGAAGTTAGGCCATCGCAGCCTTTCCAGACTGAACTCTTGTCAGATAATGTTACCCGTGAAGAGGCTATAGAACTGATCTCAACATCGCATAAGATGCTGGGAGCTGACGCCCCTAAATGGATGTGACATGGCTAAAGTCAGTATCACGGGAGAATTGCATCATTTAGCTGCAGCACATAAGTATGCTCAAATGCTTGCAGATTATATTTCAAAGGGTTCTCAGTTCTGGTGTTTTGGTTCGCTAGGCGGTTTTGAACGTAACTATGATGCGATGGCTGCCAACATCAGGAAAATTCACTTAAAGCTAACTGGCGATAAACCCTGGCCTCCAGAAGCATCTCTAAGTGAACGGACATGTAATAATTTTTTGGTATTTGCTCAGCATCTTTATGACGATGAACACTATCAAATATTGGCAATCATCAGCCCAAACGCTCATCAGCAAGCTGATTCGATGCTTCCCAGACTGATAAAATTAGCTGAGGAAACCTTCATAGAACTTCCCCCTGATGAACTCGAAAAATTGAAAACCTACGATTCATAAACCCGCCATCCGGCGGGTTTTTTGCTTTCTGGAGCCTACCAAATGGCAGTATCTGACCAGACCCGCAGCGGCGACCTTGCCGAAACCTTTAAATCTGAGCGGGACACAACAAAGAACCAGCTCCGAGTCGCTTTGCCTGGCATTGTTCAGTCATTCGATCCCGGCGCGGTGACGGCGGTTGTGCAGCCTGCTATCCGTTCGGTTGAAATGGATAACGACGGCAACCGCATTACCAAAAATTACCCGCTGCTGGTGGATGTGCCGGTGATATTTCCGCGCGGCGGCGGCTGCACGCTAACGTTCCCTGTGAAAGCTGGCGATGAATGCCTGGTAATTTTCTCTGACCGCTGCATCGATTTCTGGTGGCAGAACGGCGGGGTGCAGGAGCCTGTCGACGACCGGGTGCATGATTTATCGGATGCGTTCTGTATCGTCGGGCCGCAGTCGCAGGCGCAGAAAATCAGCGGTATCAGCGGCAGCGCGGTTGAGCTGCGCAGCGACGATGGGGGAACCAAACTGAGTCTTAATCCTTCAAGTGGGGCGATAGCCGGTACTGCGCCGGGAGGTTTCAACCTCAACGGCCTAAAAATTCTGCCTGACGGCCGCCTGCAGCTGGTGGATGGATCAATCGTTGATAAGCATACGCATGGCGGCGTTGAAAGCGGCGGCAACAATACAAAACCTCTGGGAGGGTAATTATGCGATATCGACGTGAGGACGACGACGGCGATTACACTTTTGGCAGCGGCGATGATACCTGGCTGATTAACTCACCGGAGGCCGTGGCGCAGGTCGTGAAAACGCGATTCGAATTATGGTACGGGCAGTGGTTTCTCGACACCACAGAGGGGACACCGTGGATTCAGTCCGTACTCGGTAAGCAGAAGCCGGAAACCTATAACCTGGCGATCCGTAAGCGCATCCTCGAAACGAGAGGCGTTAAATCCATTCTCTCTTTCAATACGACAGTGAACACGACGACGCGCCGCGTCCAGTTCTTCGCTGAAATCGACACCATCTACGGAACAACGACAGTAACCAGCGAGGCATAAATGGCCCTCAACTTGGACACACTCGGCTTATCGGCAACGGTAACCGCTGAGGGGATCAGTGCGCCTGATTACCAGACGATACTCGATACCCTGACAAGCTATTTCCAGCAGATTTATGGCAGTGATGCCTATCTGGAACCGGACAGCAAAGACGGCCAGATGGTGGCGCTGGTGGCCCTGGCTATTCACGATGCCAACAACACAGCGATCACCGTCTATAACTGCTTTTCTCCGGCTACCGGCTACGGTGCGGCGCTGACCAGTAATGTGAAAATAAACGGTATCGCGCGCAAAGGTGCGACGAACTCAACCGTGGATTTGTTGCTGACCGGTACCGCAGGGACAACCATCACGAACGGGACCGTAAAAGACACCAATAATGTGATCTGGCGTCTTCCTGCTTCGGTAGTGATTGGTGTTGATGGCACAGTTACGGTAACTGCTACCTGTTCAAACAGCGGATCTGTTGCCGCACTGGCCGGGACCATCATCACCATCAACACGCCGACCCGTGGCTGGACGTCAGTAACAAATCCGGCAGCAGCCACCGTCGGAGCACCTGCAGAAACCGATGCAGAACTGCGCATCCGGCAGGGGCAGAGCGTCGCGCTACCATCAATCACACCGTTTGAGGGCGTTGACGGTGCGATTGCTAACGTTGCTGGCGTGACACGTCACAAGCTTTATGAAAACGACACCGGAGCAACCGACAGCAACGGGTTACCACCGCATTCCATTTCAGCCATCGTCGATGGTGGAGATATTACCGAAATTGCCCAGACAATCCGGGGCAATAAAGGGCAGGGAACGGCGACTTACGGGACGACCTCTGTCACGGTACCGGACACTTACGGCAACCCGCATGTGATTAGCTTCTCACGGTCAACGGATGTACCGATTTATGGTCACATCACACTGAAAGCGTTCACCGGCTACACATCGCAAATCGGCGTGCAGATCCAACAGGCGGTTGCGGACTACATCAACGGGCTGACGATTGGCGATTCAGTGCTGCTGAGCCGTATTTACTCCCCGGCTAACCTTGGCGTTGTGAGTGGCGGCAGCGCGCGCTTTTACGATATTCAGGAGCTGCTGATCGGGAAATCAGCCGGGACAGTCGCGGCGGCGAACGTCAATATCGCCTACAACGAATCAGCGTCCTGCAAGCCCGAAAATATAGCGCTTACGGTGACGTCATGAGCAAGTACACGGACCTAATCACTAACTACCACGCCACGAAGCCCAAATACTTTGATCACATCGACCTGAGCACCCGGCCGCTGATTGACATCACATCAGCCACCCGGGGGCTGGTTAATGCGTTTGACATCGATACAGCGGTAGGCGTCCAGCTTGATACCCTCGGGCTCTGGATCGGACGTAGCCGTATAGTCAGCCAGCCGATAACAGGTGTTTATTTCTGCTGGGACACTGACGGGCTCGGATATGACCAGGGCGTCTGGCAGGGACCGTATGACCCGGATTCGGGCTATACGACGCTGAGCGATGATACCTATCGCATCATTCTGAAAGCGAAAATCGCTATCAATAACTGGGACGGCCGGAACGACTCGCTGCCGCCCATTCTTGACGCTGCGACGGCAGGCTCGGGCCTGAAGATGCAAATCGTAGACAACCAGGACATGACGATTTCGGTCTGGGTTTTTCCCGAGACTGATATTTCTAATGTGTCTCTCGAACTGATCGCCGCAATTAAACAGGGCTATCTCACCGTTAAAGCAGCTGGCGTATGGGCCGGTGATGTGGAAACGCCTTCGGTAGAAACACCATCCGAGGGCTCAAAATTCTTTGGGTTTGATTTAGATAACGAATACATCGGCGGGTTCGATGTAGGAGCATGGGGGACTTTACTCTAATGGCAACAAATAACTTTAAAGCGTTCGCGCTTGATCCTAACGCTAACGTTACGCCACAGGCTGACTGGGAGGCGCTCCCGGCTTTGCTGTCTGGCTTTACTGCCGGGAAGGCGTCCAGCGCCCAGGTAAACAAAGCAATTCGTCAGGCAACCACAATTGCCGCACTGGTGGGGCAGTTCATCGCGAACTCTGGCGTGGATGCACTGGATAATGCTGACGTTAACGGGCTGGTGACAAAATTCACGAATGCGCTTACCGCAAACCTCGGTTTGGGA